CCGTTCCATTCGCAGCACCAATAAATCTCCATGTCAAGCGTGGCATGGCGATACCCACAAACACGACAGTGTAACAAGACTCCTGTTAAGTCGTCCTAGGTGTTAACAGGGCCAAATGGCCGACTGCGTCCATGCTGTTAACCTGTTTAGTGCCGTGCAAGGTAATAACATCCGCACGGCACTTCTATTAGCGAGTTTGCGGTCCGAGGTCGCATGGCGACCAACGAACACATACAACGAAGACACTTTTGCATATCCGTTATGACGGATGCAAACGGAAACGAAATCACCGAGAAAACGGTGGCTGGAATCGACGAACGTATTCGGCATTCTGCCGACGTACGTCCGGTCAATTTCCAACAATGGCAACTTGAAGTCTGCCCCGAAACAGGCCGACTTCATTTTCATGTCTATGTCGAATATCAGCAATCGGTTCGATTGCGGACAGTCCGACGTGAATGGTCTGAGATTGGCATGGGCCAACAATCTCTCAGACTCGGAACTCGTGAACAGGCGAGACACTACATCACGCCTGAATTCTACGATTCAAAACGGAAACAATCCAAGATTGAATACACTCACGTAGCCGGTCCGTGGGCCGTCGGTGAGTGGAGAGAAGACGACGATTCGGTAACAGGCGTCTCTCGCGAGGCCGCTGCGTACCAAATCATCGCTGAGGGAGGACATCCGAAAGATGTCGCCCGTGCCGACCCGCAAATGTATGGTCGGAACTTCAGAGGGCTGTATGCTCTCTACAACGAACTCAGGGGGCAGAGTCCACGATGCCCATGAGTTACCGTTGCGAGAAATGCGAATGGAAGATTCGCGGTTGGAGACGCTATTGCGACCACATCGAATGGTGCGATGGGTCCTGTTCCTACGATGAGGCGAACGCCTATCGTTCACCCAATTAGAAGATTGGTAACACTTGGATGAGTGCCAATCAAAACCAAGACAAGAATGCGACAACAACGAACACCCATGGGGATGTTCTGCGGTTGATCAACAAGTTGCTCAACCTCTGGTTGAATCATTTGCCACCCTTGCGTCCTTTGGACTTCTTGGACTTCTTGCGACCCATGATGGGCGACCACGACTCAATGTCGAGAGTCACTTCTAATCCGTAATCTTGATTCTCAGTTTCGCTGTCGTCAACGGTGACTGTGTCAACGTAGACACCAACCAAACCACACATGGCGACGAGAGGACCCTGAATGTCTTGGACATTCGTAGCCGAACCAAAATCGGCAGGGTCAGATGAGGCATTATCGAACCATGCTGAAAAGTTGACCATGAATGGCGCAACAGCAGCATGAGGTGAAGCCAGACCTTCAGTGTAATACGATTCTTCATTTTGAACAAAGTCTAATTCATCAGCGATTGAATCTGCGTCCTTCTGTGCCCAATGACCGAATCCTCCATTGGGATTCGTTGGGCCTTCTTGATTAATCGCGAGATTTCGATTCCACGTCCCGAAGATGCTCTGTGACTCAGTATTGTGAGTCAGCATCAGAACATCGTCGTCTGCGTTAATCCACGCATTATATTTCACACCGTCCGTGAACCAGCCCACGTCCGTTTTGTATCCGTTGGCCAAACCAACACGGAAATCAGAACCACGGCTTTTGATTCCCAAAGCCTTTCGATTTGCGAGCCAAGCCCCGAATGCGTTACTCCATGCTTTCGCACGATTCCGTGTCGGCTCAAAATAGACAAGTTTCCCAGAGGTGGCCAGCACCTCGTCGTCATAGACTTCACCCGTTTCATCCGGATTGAAAATCCGAACGAACGCCTGTTTCACTCTGAAGTTATTCGACTGCCGAACAAGTCGGCCGTAATGTTCACTCAACTTCTCTGAGATGTCAATTAGAAATTTCTCATCTCGTTCACCCGTTCCATTCGCAGCACCAATAAATCTCCATGTCAAGCGTGGCATGGCGATACCCACAAACACGACAGTGTAACAAGACTCCTGTTAAGTCGTCCTAGGTGTTAACAGGGCCAAATGGCC